AACGACAACGACGATGAGTTGTCGGGGTATAGTGAAAAAGTTCAAAAGCGAATTAATAAACTTCGTTATGAACAAAACGAAGAACGGCGACAGCGAGAAGCCGCCGAAAAAATGAGAGATGAAGCGGTTAGTGTTACTAAGACTCTTAGCGACAAGAACCGAGAATACGAGTCAATCATCCAGCGCGGCGAGTCAGCCTTGGTTGGTCAAATTAAGACTAGGGCGCAAATGACTCTTGATAATGCAACGGCTGTCTATCGGAAAGCCTATGAAGAGGGAGACACTGATGGTGTCATTAACTCTCAAGAAGTTCTATATAAAGCTCGCGCCGAGCTAGCTGAAGCTGAAAAGTATGAAAAAAACCTTGTGGGGCAACAATCCCAGAGGGATTATCAAGCTCAACAAAATCAGCACAGGACACAACAAGCACCGCCTCAGTCTGCACCTCAAGCCCCTAAAGTTGATCCAGAGGCTAAGGAATGGGCTGATAAGAATAAATGGTTTATGGGTGCTAACAACAAGCGGATGACTGCAACAGCGTATGGATTGCACGAAGAGGCTATTGTTGATAACAACATTAAACCTAACACTCCTCAATACTTTGACTTTATAGATCAAGGCATGAGAGAGTCGTACCCAAATTTTGATTGGCAGGATAATAGCGATTCCAATAGACGTAACGCACCTGCGACTGCTAATCAAAACCGCTCCACGGTAGTGGCTTCTTCCAATAGGAATAATGGAGCAAAACCGCGCAAAGTGCAGATGACGTCTACCCAAGTAGCTCTCGCTAAGAAACTTGGGATTACTAATGAACAATATGCAAGGCAAGTCGCTAAGGAGAACTTAAAATGACTGAAGAGCGCAACCCAAGAGAAACAATCTCACGCAAGACAGATGCACGACCAGATGACTCATGGCAACCCGCATCCCTTCTACCAGATCCCACACCGCAGGAAGGTTGGGTATTTAGATGGGTACGAACAGCCACATTGGGACAATCGGACAATACTCATGTTTCCAAGATGTTTAGAGAAGGTTGGGAAGCTTGTAAGCTTTCAGATCACCCTGAGCTAATGTTAACGTCAGATATTGATTCACGGTTCCAAGGTAACATCGAGGTTGGTGGATTATTGTTATGCAAGGCAAGCAAGGAAAAGATGGATGCAAGAACCAGACATTTCCAACAGGTTGCTGAAAATCAACTGCAGTCAGTAGACAATAATTACTTGCGAGAGAATGATCCAAGGATGCCTTTGTTACAAACAGAGCGCAAAACTCGGACAACCTTTGGAAGGAATTAGCCCGCAATACGGGGTTACGTTCCTTAACTAAGATTAACTTTGTTATTTAAGGAGGCCTACAATGGCTACCACTGCTACCCCTACAGGCGCAGAACCAGTTAACACTCTTAGTGCGAGCGGATCTTTTACAGGAAAAGTTCGACACATGAAGATTGCTAACGCATACGGAACTGCAATTTTTTACGGCGATTTTGTTAAACCAGTCGCCGCAGGTGGCGTTGAGTTAGACGCAGGAACTGCAACTTTAACCCCAATTGGGATTTTTGTTGGTTGTTCTTTCACTGACCCGACGACCAAACAACTAACCTTTAGTCAGTATTTCCCTGCCGGAACAGCGGCAGACGATATATCTGCTTACGTTGTTGATGATCCCGATGTTATCTTTAAGATTCAGGGTGATGATACTTTGGCTCAAACTTCCATGTTCTTGAACGCAGGTGTGGTTCAAACAGCAGGTAGCACTGATTTCGGACGCAGTAAAAACGCGCTTGATGCCAGTTCAGCCGCAACAACAGGGACCCTCCCACTACGAATTGTAGAATTTGTGGATGGGCCTACTAGCTCAGTCGGTGATACATATACTGATGTCCTCTGCATTTTTGCGGCGGGTGATCATGCATATCGTAACGCAACCGGCGTTTAAGGAGATATAACAAATGGCTATTTCACGCGCACAAATGCTCAAAGAACTACTTCCGGGTCTTAACGCCCTGTTTGGTCTTGAGTATGAAAAATATGATGACGAACATACCCTGATTTATGATACGGAAGGGTCTGATCGCTCATTTGAAGAAGAGCAGAAGTTAAGTGGATTTGGTGCGGCACCAGTTAAGAAAGAAGGCGAGGGAGTCACTTATGATTCAGCGCAAGAATCCTTTACTGCCCGATACAACCACGAAACTATTGCAATGGGTTTTGCTATCACTGAAGAAGCAATGGAAGATAACTTGTATGACTCACTGTCTGCTCGTTATACCAAAGCTCTTGCTCGCGGTGTTGCTTATACCAAGCAAGTTAAAGCGGCTAACCCGCTTAACAACGGTTTCACTAACTCCTATCAGTCTGGTGACGGTGTAAACCTGTTCACTGCTGTTGGCGATGGTGTTGCTGGCGGTGGTGGTCACCCAACTGTAGGCGGCGGATTCAATAGCAATCGCCCTGCAACTGGTGCTGACTTAAACGAAACATCTTTGGAGAATGCGATTATTTCTATCGCAGGATACACTGATGAGCGAGGACTGCTTATTGCGGCTCGACCTACTCGTTTGATCGTTCCACCTTCCTTGATGTTTACAGCAAATCGGTTGTTAGAAACTACCAACCGTGTCGGTACTGCTGACAACGACATAAATGCTATCCGTAATCTCGGTGCGATTCCAGAAGGCTACTCAGTTAATCATTACCTGACTGACACGAATGCTTTCTACATCATCACCGATATTCCTAACGGAATGAAGCATTTTGAGCGTACCGCTCTGGAAACTAGCATGGATGGAGATTTCGACACAGGCAATGTACGATACAAAGCCCGTGAGCGTTATTCATTCGGCGTTTCTGACCCACTTGGCATTTATGGATCTCCCGGATCTAGCTAAGTTATTGGGGGTGTAAAAGCCCCCTTTTTTTATTTTTATCTTGTTAATAGCAAGTTATCCCTGACTGCTTAACAGCAGACTAACCCAGACAGGAGATTGACATGGGTACTACATCTTATAATGGACCAATTCGTTCACAAAATGGTTTTCAAGACATCACCAAAAACGCCGACACCGGCGAGGTAACGGTTAATTCAACTTACGGCACTAACGCCGCAGTCGTCGGTACTATCACTGGCAGGAAAGCTGTTAACACCGACTGGAATGTTGTAGGCGGGTTAAATTCTACTCTAACCGCCGCTCAGTCAGGCACTCTTTTCTTAATTGATGGAACGGCAAATAACGTCATTAACTTACCCGCTTTATCTACAGGTAATGTTGGCGTCCACTACGAATTCCAACTCACTGTTGCTGTTGGCGCATCCACTACTACTACCTTCGTACTTCCCGGCTCTGCCGTATCCGCATTCTCAGCCATGCTTTCATTGGTTGCAGGAACAGCGGCTAACGCAGTAAGCGATGTTGTGGGAGATACTTTAACCTTGGTAAACTCAACAGTGCTAAACGCTAGAGTCTCTATGGTCTGTTCTTCAGATGATGGAACAAACTCTAAGTGGGTAACTACGGTTCTGTCTACTCCAATCGCAACGGTAGCTTAATCCGTAATTTAGTGTGGTAATATTGAGGGGTGATTTTCACCCCTTATTTTTAGGAGAATGTAATGGCTGATGCAGTCGCAACACAAACAATTATAGATGGGGCAAAATATGCCACATTTAAGTTCACCAATGTCAGCGATGGCACTGGAGAATCGGCAGTGACAAAGATTGATGTCTCTGGCCTCTCTGCTGACCCTATGACAGGCAAATCCTGCACTAAGGTCACTATAAGCAACATTTGGTACAGTACGGTCGGAATGAGCGTTAAAGTCCTATTCAACGCCTCTACGAACGTCCTAGCATGGCATATACTTGCCGATTACTCTGATGAGCTAGATTTCTCTGATTTCTCTGGAATACCTAATAATGCAGGTAGCGGAGTTAACGGTGATGTTTTGTTCACTACTGTTGGGCATACTAGCGGTGACACTTACAGTATCGTGATGAAAGTATTAAAATCTTATGGCTAGAAACTACAAGAAAGAGTATGAGAACTTTCACTCCAGACCTGAAGAGAAAAAGCGTAATGCCGAGCGCCATAAAGCCAGAGATATAATGGTTAAGTTAGGCAAGGTTAAAAAAGGCGACGGGAAGGACGTAGACCACATAGATAGGAATACTGCCAATAATTCGGTAAGTAACTTAAGGGTTGCTACCAAAAAAACCAACAGGTCTAGGAATAGTAGAAGCTCAAGTTAAGCCAGATTGCAAATGGGAGTTTTAAATGAAAGGTGCTAAACATTACAAAAAAGATGGTACTGAGCATAAAGGCTCTAATCACAAAATGTCTGACGGCACTTTGCATACTAACAAATCTCACACAAAGTCTAGTGTAAAATTGTTTCACTTAAAAGATTTGTCGGCTAGAGCAAAGTCTAAGGCAGAGAGGGGTTAACTCATGGCAACACCATCTAAAGGCAAAGCCAAGGTTAAGGTAACCTCAGCAGGCAAAAAAGTCAGCTACGGGCAAGCAGGAAATGCTAAAGATGGGAAGCCAAGAGTCCGAGCAGGAACATCTAAAGGCGATAGTTATTGCGCCAGAAGTCTTGGAATAAAAAAAGGTCTTTCCAAGAAAAAACAAAACGATCCTAATACCCCAAACAATCTATCCCGTAATCGGTGGAAATGTTCTGGGGCTACATCCAAAAGGAAATAACAATGGCAACTAGCGGGACATATAACTTTACCCTAGATATTGGCGATGCCATTGAAGAAGCGTTTGAAAGAGCGGGGCTGGAGTTGCGTAGTGGTTATGACTACAGGACTGCTAGGCGAAGCCTAAACCTTCTCATGCTTGAATGGCAGAACAGGGGGCTAACCCTTTGGGCTGTTCAGGAAGGAACGCAAACCTTAACGGCAGGCGATGGATCGTATCCACTGGACGGTGATGTACTGGACATAATTGAAGCTTTTGTGCGAACAAGCTCTGGAAGCTCTACTAGCCAATTTGATCAAACGCTTACTAGAATTTCAATAAGCCAATACGCTCATTTGTCTAACAAGCTAACAGAAAGCAAACCCTTGCAGTTTTTTCTTGAACAAGACCCAAGCGGCGTTACTGTTAATTTATGGCCAGTTCCAGATAGTCGTGAAACATACACCCTTGTTTATTACTTTATGCAACGGATTGAGGATGTGGGTTCTCCGGCATCAAACAACATGGACATCCCTTCAAGGTTCCTTCCGTGTTTGGTTGCAGGGCTTGCTTATCAGTTAAGCATTAAATACACCGAATCAAATATAAAAGCGCCATTGCTTAAAGCTGATTATGAAGAGCAGTGGAATCTTGCCGCAGATGCCGCCAGAGAAAAGGCGTCATTGTTTATTTCACCCGGAGGCTACAACTTTTGACAACATCTAAGGGTAAGCTGGCTTTTGGCTTTTGTGATAGAACTGGGTTTCGTTACAAGCTAACCGACCTTGTTCCTCAGATTGTTAATCAACGCCCTACAGGGATGTTGGTGGGTCGGGATGTTGTGGATAAAGATCAGCCTCAGCTTCAGCTAGGTAAGGTTTCATTTACCGACAATCAATCCCTAAGAAATCCAAGACCTGATAGAACATTAGATCAGAGCAGACAATTATATGCATTTAACCCTGTTGGCGGCGGTATAACCCAGCTAGGCAGTTTTACTGTTGGGTTAGATATAGAAGGTAATGTGGGTAAAGTTCAGGTGGTAACAAACTAATGGCATTCACATACACTACGCTAACGCAAGCAATTCAAGATTACGTTCAGTCTGACGAAACCACATTTGTAAGCAATCTGCCTACCATTATTACTCAAGCCGAGGAGCGCATTCTTAAGGATGTACAGCTTCCTGATTTTAGGAAAAATGTTACTGGCTCTTTGTCGGCTGACAACGAATACTTATCTACTCCAACTGATTACTTGGCAATTTATTCTTTAGCAGTTAATAACAGTGGATATGAATTCCTAATTAACAAAGATGTCAATTTTATTAGAGAGGCTTATCCCGTATCGACAGTTACAGGGGTCCCTAAGTATTATGCCATATTTAATGACACTACCCTTATAGTAGCGCCAACGCCAAACGCATCCTTTGATGTTGAACTGCATTATTTTTATAGCCCAGAATCTATTACTGTTGCCGCTTCAGGAACAAGCTGGCTGGGAAATAACGCTGAGAACGCATTGCTCTATGGTTGCTTGATAGAGGCGTACACCTTCCTTAAGGGCGATGAGGCTTTGCTTAAGCTTTATATTGGCCAGTACAGTGAGGCTATTGGTCGATTAAAGGTTCTTGCTGAAGGGTATGGAACTACGGACAGCTACCGGTCTGGCGCAATACGTCTGGGTAGGAGCTAAGAATGATTGAGATAGCTTCGGCTGAAACAGGATTTGTCACGGTTGTTACGTCAGAAAATAAAGGGCTTGATGCAAAGCATTGGGCTGAAAGAGCAACAAGCAGAATTGTTTCGGTAGGCGGAAGTTGTCACCCTGCAATTAAAGATCAAGCGGAAGCGTTTAAGGCTCAAGTCAATGAGGTTGTTAAGTTCTATATAGAGCAAGCAATTAAAAGCGACAGGACTACCTTAATTGCGCTACTTGAAAAAAACCAACACTCAGATACAGCAGAAATTATTAGGAGATTATAATGGCAATTTCGCAAGCAATGTGTACCTCGTTCAAGAAAGAACTGATGGAAGGAACGCATAACTTTTTGGCTTCAGGCGGCAATACCTTTAAGCTGGCTTTGTACACAAGCTCGGCTACCATGGGCGCAACAACTACAGCTTACTCCGCTACAAACGAAGCAAGCGGGACAAATTACACCGCAGGCGGGGCGGCATTAACAAATGTTAATCCAGCGACTTCAGGAACTACTGCATTTACAGACTTTGCTGATTTAACTTTTAGTGATGCGACTATTACCGCAAATGGGTGTCTTATCTACAATGACACCAATAGCGATAAAGCCGTCTGTGTTTTAGCCTTTGGTGGTGACAAAACTTCTACAGCAGGAGACTTTACTATTCAGTTCCCAACAGCCGATGCAACTAATGCCATTATAAGAATAGCCTAGTAACTCATGGCTATTGTAAGCGGTTTTGGCAGAGGCGGGTGGGGACAGCTTACATGGGGTGAGCCGATACCTGTTGTCCTTACTGGGGTAGCAGGAACAGCCGCTCTTGGAAGTGCAACGGTAGTTGCCGAAGCCAATGTAGTTACTACTGGAATTGCAGGAACAACAGCTCTTGGCAACGAAACGGTAATCGCTGAAGCCAATGTTAATGTCACTAACAATTTAGCAACAACAGCTCTTGGAAATATAACAGTCCAAGCCAAGGCTAATATAAGCGTCACCAACAACCTAGCAACAACAGCTCTTGGCAATGAAACAGTAGTTGCTAAAGCTAATGTAGATGTTACTACTAACTTGGCAACTACAGCGACAGGAACCGTGTCAGTCCAAGCAATTGCGGTTGTTGGCGTCACTGCTGTAGCCTCAACTATTGGGCTGGGTGACGAAACATTAATAACAAACAATAATCTATCAGTTTCTGGCTTTACTGCTACAGTAAGCGCGGGTACTGTTGATACTGATTCTCAGGCGATAATCTACGTTATAGGGAATCAAGTTGAGGCGTTAGTGAGGTCTGTTCACGTCTGGGGCTTAATTAACACAGCTCAGACCCCAAATTACATACCCATTAGCGGTATTCAAACTCCAAATTATGAAACAATTAGCGGTAGTCAAACCCCGGAATGGGAAGAGGTAGCTTAAGATGGCAACATACGTTAACAATCTAAGACTCAAAGAGATCGCAACAGGTGATTCTTCTGGCACTTGGGGAGACGAAACCAACACCAACCTTGAGCTTATCGGCCAAGCATTTGGTTATGGCACAAGAGCAATAGCAGACGCTTCTACCGATAACATTACTATTGCTGACGGAGCATCTGACTCCGATCGATCAATGTATCTCAAGCTTACTGGTGGCGGTCAAGCATGTACCGTAACCCTTTTACCTAATACCGTTTCTAAAGTTTGGATAATGGAGAACACCACTAGCTATACTCTTACTTTTACTTGTGGCAGTGGCGCAAATGTCGCCATTCTTGCCGGAGAAACTAAGTGTATTGCCACTGATGGTGGAGGCTCTGGCGGTATTGTTTATGATGTATATACTGACTTGAACCTAGCAGGAACCACCAAAGTTGATGATCTAACCGTTAGTGGCGACATAGACGTAGATGGCGTTACTAACTTGGATGTTGTGGATATAGATGGCGCTGTGGATATGGCGAGTACTCTAACTGTTGGAGGCGCGGCTACGTTTGATTCTACCGTTAACGGAATGACAATAAAAGCAAGTGCTTCAGGGGATCGTTGGGGTTGCATTCCAGAAATAGCTTCAAACGGAGTTATGGAAGTAGGTCGGTATATTGATTTCCATAGCACTGACGGAGATACAAGTGATTATGGAGCTAGATTTGATTTTGATGGCACTAACCTAATCATCGCCGCTAACCCTATTATTACCGAAACTTTTACTACCAACTTGGGCGCAGTCTTTAACGAGTCTGGTGCTGATGTAGACTTCCGCGTTGAGTCTAGTAATGATTCTAGTGCTTTGTTCGTCGATGGAGCAGACGGAACAACAACGGTAAGAAAACTGGCATTAGGGGTAGGCGGTGGCTTGAATGGTTTAGGACCACTAACTATATCTACCACAGCAACCAATATAACTGGCGTCAACGCCTATGGAAGTCTCGTTATCGTAGCAGGTAATGAGGGTGGAGCCATATTTTCTGATCTAGTCTTTTATGCTACGACAATGGGGGCGACAGTAGTAACAGGCGGCACTGTGTCGGGCGCCCCTGCGGCTAGGACATACTCAGTGGTGAGTTCTATACTAAAACTGGCAATGGCGAGTGGTTCTTACTCAGTATCAGCCACAACCATGCAGGGTACATTATAAACAATGTAACAATTAGATTCATAATCTTCCTTTTTAAGGAGAAATAAAATGGCAGTAACAACAACGTGGTCAGTACAAAACATGACCCACACCGATGCAGACGGAGGCGTATTCCAAGTGATTTGGCAATGCCTAGCACAAAACGAAGGATCAACTGAAAGCGCAGTCGAAGCAGGTAAGTTTGTAACGGCCTATGATGCTTCAGCCGCAGGGTTCGTCCCCTATGCCGACCTAACCGAAGCAGAGGTTTTGCAATGGGTTTGGGACAGCGAAGGTGTGGATAAGGACGAGATCGAAGCTAACCGCACCGAAAGGGTAGACGCGCAGATCGTTAAAAACGCGACTACTGCTACGGGCGTACCGTGGACGGAGGTTGTGTAATGGACTTAATACTACAGAGCCTCAAGTCTAGGACGATACAATTTAGCATTGCGTTGACTGTTTTAAGCATGGCTCAAGGGTACACTGGTTTATTGCCTGTTAGTCAAGGCTCACAAGCACTTATTGGAATAGGTATTGCAGTATGTATTGTAATACTTAGATCAGTAACTACTACGGCACTTAGCGAGAAATAACTTTAACCTTTAATTTAATAATAAATGGAAGCTATCAATGGACCCAACTAAAGACACCCTAGACGTCCTTGCGGCATCGACAGCAATACTTACTTACTCCCAATTTCTGCCGCCACTGGCCAGCTTGTTTACTATTGTTTGGCTGGGCCTGCGAATCTGGGAGTCCGACACTGTGCAAGGTCTGCGTAGAAAAAAACGTAAATAACCTTTAGAGGTAAATGTAATGGGTATTCTTAGCAGTATTCTAGGCAACGGAAGCATCATTGAGAAAACGCTAGGCTTAATTGACAACATGCATGATTCTGGTGTTGAAATCATTGAGGCTAAAACTAAAGCCAAGACAGACCTCCTTAGCGCATACGCACCGTTTAAGGTAGCTCAAAGACTTCTTGCGCTAATCTTTGCCGCGACATTCGTATCCTCTTATATTCTGGTAATGGTAATGGTTCTTAGGGGCATGAACGCGGACGAGGTTACAGCGGTCATTACGGCGTTTAAAATTGACTGGATAATGATGACTATTATTGTCTTCTACTTCGGCGGTGGTGCTTTGGAGGGCGTGGTTAGACAAGTAAAAAAGCCAAAGGAAAAATAATGGCATATATTAATTTTGAAAAGCCTACCAAAGAAATCTCCTTGCCTGTTGTAGCTATCGCCAGAGAATACAGACCTTACGTTACATTAGGCACCATTACCCTACCATCCGGTGTAATTCTAGCCTCATTGGAACGACCTTGGTTAAACAATCAAGTGGAGGTGAGTTGCATCCCTAGTGGAACCTATCGGTGCGATTGGCTGGAAAGCTCAGGCTCTGGGAAATACAATCGGGTCTGGCACGTTCAGGATGTTAAAGATCGGACTGAAATTTTATTTCACGCAGGTAATTTTGTGCGCGATACACTGGGTTGTATTCTGGTCGGTATGAGGCATGGGCATGATACAGTGCTTTCGTCTAAGGTAGGGCTTCAACTAATGCGAGATGAGCTAGAAGATCAGTCTTTCTCGCTCATTATAGAGTAAAATGGCGTTAATAGCGGAGAATATTGATGAATAAAGGCGGCGGTGGCGGAGCAATGCAGGGTGGCTACGGGCATCAACAAGGCCGCTACGGTCAAGAAAACCAGATAAGTAACCATAATGGTTACAACAACGGATATGGTCAGCAACAAAGCGGTTACGGCCAAAGACCGCAATTCCCCTCTAGGGGCAACGCTAAAGGGGGTCTGGGGGGGTTAATGGACTCCCAAGGTGGATTTGGTGGTCGATACAACCAAAGCGGTTACGGGCAACAGCAGGGCGGCTATGGAGGTGGTTACAATCAACAGCAAGGCGGATATGGTCAGCAAGGTGGTTTTGGCGGTAAGGGCGGTCAAGCTCCCCCTCCAATGAGCGGCCTCGGCAATAGCCGTTACGGTGCTTCTCAGCCTATTAATCCTTATCAACCCTCTAGCGGAAGACCGAGCTATGGCGATATGGGTCGATCCGCAAAGGGCGGAATGGGCGGAATGGACCAAGGTCCAAGCGGCGGTGGAGGCGGGATAAGAACCGCTGACTTCCGAGATTCAGACGGTAACGGTCAAGATGATCGCGACCAAAATGGCGGCGGTATGATAAGCGATATGCGCTATAGGGGAGGCTCGAACGACATAAACCCAATTACCGTGGGCGGTAAAGGCGGCAATCAAAAAACAGCTAATGGTGTAGACCCTGACTCTTTGTACTCTGACCCTTATATGGGGAGTAATGACAGGAACATGATGGCGATAGACCCTCGCGCATCGGAATTGCAACCGGTAATACAGCCGCAAAGGACTGGGTTTAGTCAAAATACTCTAGGCAATCGAAATATGCGCCAACAATTCAATCAACCACCAGAACAGATGATGCGCGGCATTGGAAGTATGTATAGTGGCCGTAGGCGTTAATAACGGAGAACAAAATGGCGTTAACCAAGTTACAGTTTTCTCCCGGAGTTAACAAAGAAGGCACCGATTATACTGCTGATCAGGGTTGGTATGACGCCGACAAGATTAGGTTTAGGCAGGGTCGCCCTGAAAAAATAGGAGGATGGCAGAAATTTACAACTAATTACTTCTTGGGAGTAAGCCGATCACTGCACCGATGGGCGTCATTAGCCTTTACTAAATATATAGGAATAGGCACTACCCTTAAGTTCTATATAGCAGAAGGCGACAGCTTTAACGACGTTACGCCAATAAGATTGACAACCTCAGCAGGTGATCCAAGATTTTCTGCAACTAACGGTTCGTCCGTAATCACAGTAACAGAAGCCAATCATGGAGCGACTGTAAATGACTTTGTAACTTTTTCAAGTGCGGCCTCACTTGGCGGAACTATTATAGCCGCAGTATTAAATCAAGAATATCAAATAACATCAGTATCAACGTCAAGCATCTACACCTTTACCGCAAAAGACACTTCAGGGGTTACCTTAACCGCTAATGCAAGCGACACGGGGGATGGAGGATCTGCAACCGTTGGAGCCTATCAAATCAATACAGGCCTTAATGCTTACGTCGCAAGCACAGGGTATGGCGTGGGGGCATGGGGTTTTTCGGGGTTTGGCTCTTCTAGCGGAATTAGTTCAGCAAACCAGCTAAGACTTTACAGCCAAGATAATTTTGGCGAAGATTTAATATTCAATGTTCGAGGTGGTGGTATTTATTATCATGACACTTCAAGCGGTTTAGATGCTAGAGCGGTAAGCTTAGATGCAATCTTAGGAGCATCTAACGCTCCAACAATTGCTCTTCAAGTAATGGTATCTGACATTGACCAGCATGTTATTGCTTTTGGTGTTAACCCTTTAGGCTCTTCGGACATTGACCCTTTGTTTATTCGTTTCTCAGATCAGCAGAATGCAATTGACTGGACACCCACTGCAACCAATACTTCAGGCGGAAGACGGATTAATTCGGGGTCAATCATTATTGGCGCTATTCAAGCGCGAGAAGAGATACTTGTATTTACAGACGTAAGCTTGCATTCAATGCGATTTATCGGCGGTCAGCTTGTATTTAACATATCAACAATAAGCACAGATACATCTATGATTTCACCTAATGCGGCTGTTAACTCCAGAGGTTCGGTGTTCTTTATGGATGAGGGTGGATTTTATGTTTATAACGGGTCTGTTCAGCCTTTGCCTTGTTCAGTAAAAGATTATGTATTTTCTAATCTAAACGTCGGCCAAGCGTTTAAAATATTTGCCGCTGAAAACTCCGCGTATTCTGAGGTAACGTGGTATTACCCTATAGGAACAGGCGCAACGGAAATAACAAATTATGTTACTTTCAACTACGAGGAAAACCTTTGGTCTATAGGAACCCTATCTAGGGGGGCGTGGTTTGATTCTGGTCTAGGCGGCTACCCTCTAGCATCATCTATTATTACCGAGACAAATGAAAATTACTTGTATGAGCATGAGTATGGGTACGACGCAGACGGACAGGCATTAACCGCTTATGTAGAGTCAGGTGACCTTGAGATTGGCGACGGTAACGTCTTTATGTTTATGAATAGAATTATTCCGGACTTTTCGTTTAAAGGAAGCGACCCCTCTATTACGATGACCATTAAAGGCAGAAATTATCCTTTGCAGGACGCAACAGTTCTTGCCTCTGCCATTGTTACCGAAAGCACAACTCAGTCTAATGTAAGAGCTAGGTCAAGGCATCCAATTATTCGCGTCGAAAGTAGCGGTGAAGGATATGGCTGGAGACTTGGAACTTTGAGAGTCGATGTAAGACCCGATGGAGGGCGATAATGGCTAGAGTCAAAACCCCACTGCCAGTTCCAACGGTTGAATATAGTCAACTTAACGAGGCGGCTACTCGCAGAACGCTAGAATTAGCCTTGGCAAATACAGATATTGAAATTGAGCTTGCAAAAAAGCAAAGCGACAAAACAGGTTCTTTAGCTTTGCGTAGATTCCAGTTCTTATTGATGGGTGCCTCATGAGTGATGCGATTAAAATCCTTGGCCAGTTAGATGTATTAGCTACTACAATCACTGTTTTATACACAACGCCCAATCTTGCACAGACAACGGTTAGTTCCCTTGTTATATGTAACAGGTCAGGTAGTGCAATCACATTCAGAGTCAGCGTTCATGTTGCAGGGGCAGGTGCCGACGATAAGCAGTTTTTATTCTATAATCAATCACTCGCGGCTGAGACAACTCAGACCGTGGTAATAGGTATTTGTTTAGGACAGAATGATGTCATGAAAGTATACTCAAGTGCGGCTAATGTAAGTTTTAACCTTTTTGGCGTGGAGACTAGCTAATGAACAACCGACAACAACCCAATCGACCAATGCAAAGCATGGCAGAACAAATGGCAACTCATGGCCGATATGGGGACAGCATGCTTGTTCACATGAATCCGGTGGAAGTTCAGGGTTTAGCGTCATTATCCCCAACAGGTTCTTTAACAACAAATCCTATGACTGGACAGCCAGAGGCTTTCTTGCCTTTCTTGTTACCTTTGCTTGGTAGTTTGGGCGGTAGTGCTATGGCAGGCGGCGCTTTAGCCACCAGCCTTGGACTTGGTAGTCTTGGCGCTACAGCGATGGGCGCAATCGGTTCTGGCCTAGCAACAACAGCCGTTACGGGTGACATTAAAGAAGGTTTGATGGCAGGTATTACAGGGTTTGGCTTGGGTAAAGTATTTGAAGGCGCGGCGGCTCTTGGAAGCTCTGATGTTGCATCAGCGGCAACCGATCTGGCAAATGTAGCCCCCGATGCCGCCGCTTTGGTGGCAGATCAAGCTGTATCAACAGGCACAACTGCGGCTCAGTTAGGTTCGGAACAAGCCGTTAAAGATGCTCTTGCCGCACAAGCAAATGCAATAACTCAAGCCCCTGCACTTAACGCGATGCCTGCGGGTCAGTTTGGGCCTGCTTCTGCTAACACCGGCTCTGAAGCCTTTAGGCAAAGCACCCTTGATGACGCATTGTTTGATGCAGGACAGGCAGGATCTGCAAGCTTTAAAGCAGACCCTGCTGAGTTTATGAAAAACTTTGGTAAAAGCGCAATGACCAAAGAAGCTTTAATCCCTATTGCCGCAGGAGAAGGCATGCGGGGTCAAAGAATGGCTGAAAAAGATAATGAAGCAATGGCCAGAAGGTATGAAGAAGAAAAAGCCGCAACATTAGCTCGCTCTACCGCTGTCAGAGATTCTGCTATTCAGTTAGCTCAAGATGACTATGGCACCGCGTCCTATGGTGGTTATGCCGGTGGCGGCTTAGTGTCATTAAATCCTAGCGAGTACGCACGACAAATGAATGGTGTGCAAACCGTTGGTATGGCAGTCGGTGGCCCGTCAGAGATGGGCATGAACTTTGGTGGCATGGGTAATTTTAACTTTGGCCGAGCAGGAGCAGGAGTGCCTGCAAAAACTCAGCAGACTTTACGCCCGCCCAATGTTGTTACCTCTGAGCAGTTAGAAAAGGAAGCGGCAGAACTTGTTGCTCAAGGAAAAGACCCTAGAGCAGGTTTTACTAGTGAAATTAACTATTTCAGGAAAACGCCCGAAGAGGCAGGTCAGCCTGTTCCTGATGTTCCCCCTCCTAGTGGCGGAAGCGTAGATCCATCTAACCCTGTAGATACTGGGCAAGGTCCAATATCTATCGGAGGAAAAGGTGGAAACTTTAATCCAGCCGACTTTATGGAAAGTGCAGGTTCAACCGGCCCTGCAACGGGCGGAAGGCAAGGCGAGCGGCCTAGTTTTACAATGTCAGATATGGCAGGCCTTATGAGCGGAAGTAGCCCATCTTTAGTTGACGAGTCAGTCACTGCGGAGGAAGTTGTAGCTGGGAAAGGTAGCGCCAAAGAAGCTATTGATAGCATTGGAATTCAGGCACCAATCGTTCCTATTTATCAGCCAGATCCTATAGTGCCTGTAATGGCTCCAAAAAACTATATAGATCCTGCCTCTTTGTATTCTGACCCTGATATGGGTGGAAACCCTAACGCAATGGGAAGAAAAGTCCAGAGGCGATTTGCCGGTGATCAAGCTATAAATATGGAAGCAGGCGGAATTGCTTCAATTGATCCGCAGAACATGGCAATGCAAGAGCCTCTAAGCATGGGCGGACAGCAAACTCCAATGATGGAAGATGCCGAGGTTATGCAGGTAGTAAGTCAGGTTGCAGAAGCTTTAGCTCAGGGAATTACTGTTGATAAATTGCCTCCCGCGCTTATTGAGAAAGTAAAAATGGCAGTTCAGTTATTTGGTGAAGAGACTATCCTCGCCCTCATTGCAGAGCAAAGTCAACCACAGCAGGCTCCAATGTCTCCACAGGGACAGCCAAGCCCAGAGTTTCAAGGTGACGCCTCTATGACAGGTCAGTCGTATAACTTCCAAGAGGGCGGCCCAATA